TACGCTTACATTCATAAGGAGCGCCAACATCTTTGATCATAACACCTTCAAACCCATCATTGACCATGTCTTTACAATATCTATGAAATTGGTCTTTGCCTTCAGCCGTATCAAGGTCTACCATGATATGTGGTAGCAACTCTACATTAGGCAATACATCAATTACAGGACGCATGTATTCTAGAATTTCAATACGCTTTTCAAGCTGGGCGTTCCAATATCCTCGACGAAAATCATCAATTGGAATAATGTCAAAAATGTTGAATACCGAATCAGTAGCCTGCACATTTTCTTTACGCCGAGCCTGACGCATCAATTCTTGGAATGAATTCCCAATAACCTCACCGTCAAAAACAAAACCTTTCATCAATGAGCGGTTATGCCTAACTAATTTTGTTAGGTAATCACTGATTTGTTGTTCAATGTGAGTAAAGTTCTCAAACAATTTACCATTACGGCTATACGAAAAAACTGCATTGCCATCGTCATTTAGCATGACCATCATCAATACACGCACCCCATCCAATTTAGGCTCAAGGCGTTTGATGCTCTTCATCTCAGGTCGACCCTCGCTATTAGTAGCAAGTTGGCAACCAAATACAGGGATTTCATAATCTGTTTTCTTACAGATTTTGTTAATCGTTTTTTCTGAAACACCTGCACGGAGATCACGCCTAAGTACAGGAGCGCAAAATGTATTCCATTCTTCGCTATCAAATCTAAGGCTCATATCTTCAATAGCATCCCTAGCAGCATTGCCAGTCAATTTTCGTTGACTTAATAAAGACAACAAATTATTAAAATCTTCCCAAGGATTTTCAGCATCTGTAATTCCCTCAGTATTAGGAATCTGTTTAACACCATATGTGGCATATGGATTATAACAAGCCTTAGTGAAGGTCAAAAAATTGATAGCATTGGTACTACCTAGGACACTTGCCTCGAGTGCTTGGCGAATAACATCTTCCTTGTACAGGCGACTATCACTCTCATTCAGTTTATGAATCCAACTTGCGCTCATTCTTTTTCTCCTGTAGTGATAATGCTCACCAATTGGCGATTACGTTCATCTTGTTCTTTGCGTTCACGGTTCTTGTCATGTTTCTGACCAAACAACATTTGGTCATACTTGCGAGCCCATTGAATGCCATTTAACCAAATACGAATTTCATTCAGTGTACCACACATAACTTCAGCATCACGGCTGTAAATTGGAACACTATCAGCATCTTTGGGCTTAACACCAGCCCGATCACCTATGTCACTGCCCCAACCATGTTTAGGAGCGGTGAGCATAAGACCAATTTGATCTAGATCCGATTCTAGTTTACGAAGTTCTAGTATTGCGTTGTAGCCTGCCATGATTACCAACTTGAATTGTAAAAAACTTTCAACCCTAGGAATAATTCTGTCTTGGCATTAATACAGAATTCCAAATCCCGTTCGTAGTATACATCATCTGAGGAATTTCCAAAGAAAAATCCCTGAGTAGAAGGAAGCATACTATGCTTGACCGCCCGCTCAAGGTTGTCAACATCTTCCCAGGTCAGTTCAAGTTCAATGCCATTGAAACTGGCATTCTTGTCTCCTGTACCAGGCATGCCTTTACTAACCCAAAGTTTCTCCATCCAACCATGAAGATTAGGATGTTTACGCCAATATGCAATTTCACGCGGCTTAGGAACTTCGACCTCAGCATTATAGTAATGATCTCGGTATTGACCCTCACCACCAACATAAGCATACATATCAAGACCCATTTTATTCTCTACTTGTCTGCGTTTAAAATTCACTGCGCCTTTTCTTGCACAACTGCTTTTACCTTATTTACTCCACCGTCGAGAATTTTGCTGATACCGCTAAATCCAACAGTAGCGACAATAATACCAAAAATAGTTCCTGCAATAAAATTAGTCATTACGATACCTTTACACGGTTGAGTTGAGTAGTATTATCACGGTGAGCCTTAACAGTGCCTTGGGTAACAATTGACTTGCCATTTGGGATAGCTTCACGATAGCTGAAGAACACCGGCTGATCATCGCTAGTTATACCAGTGATAAAGTAAACGTTCCACTGCTGACTGAACACGCTACGAACAACCTCAACCCTGAGATTGACCTTATCACCAACACGACCAACGAACCCGCCCGATGCACTTTCAATCTTACGGTTAAGTGTGTCACGCTTGACAGCCCGCTCATATGAAGCAGGGAGACTTGCGATCACCGCAACATCATACGTGGCTTCAATAACATCGCGGTTAGCGATAACCATTGCATTGTTATCAAACTCCGACAACATCTTGCCTTGGAGGATTTTGAAAGTAAATGCTTTGTAGTACTTGCGAACAGCTTCAGCCTGAACACGGTCAGCATCGGTGATTTGACTAGGATCGGCAACCAAACGGTTGATAATATCGCGGTTGATTTCTTTAGGAGGAGTCTGCTCAGACTCGGGAAGAATGTCCTCGTTAGTCACATAAGAGGTAACAGCCTTGACGTATTCACCATTGATACGTTGAGCCGCACAAGCAGCCGACCAAACAGTGTCAGCGTCAAGATTCAGAACTGGGCGTTGATATCGAGCCATTTGTTACTCCGTTTTCTCAGTGTATGTGTATATTATATAGCCAAACCGATTTATCGTCAACCGTTTAGTACTTGAGAACCTGAACCACTTGATCCAAGTAAGCCCAACTACGACCGTAAGTAATGCCAGGCTTGCCGTTTTTGATATTGTCTTCCATATAGTCTACCGAGACAATTTGAGACATTCCCAAACCAAAGTCTCCCCGCACAACAACAATGCTGCAGTACGGATATCGCTGAGACGGACAGTGCTTAGAACGGTTGAGTATTGTGTGTACATTTTGATTCCTATTAGCCGATTACGATAACACGGGGAAATTCGGGGCGATCCATAAATTGCTCACCTTGAAGGGGAGCGGTAAACCAATCAGTCTTGAATTTGCGATCCTCGACACCTTCCCAAACCCGCTTAACAAACTTAGCACGGAAAGTACCGTCACGTTCGTAAACTCCCACGACTTTACCGATCATGTAGCAATTGTCAATACCATTGAAATCCAAGCTCTTAACAATATCACCTACCTGCATCTCTTGCTCCGCTATCTAACTGTCTAAGATTCTATTATATGCCCAAACCCATTTAATGTCAACCTGTGAACAGTTGTATGATTTTCGCAACACCTGCACAGACCACAAAAAATACCATGAAGCCCGCAATCAGAACCGGCATCCAAGAGAACAGTTCTGTAAGGCTAAATCTCATTTTTCTACTCCGTTATACCATGCAACATGGAGTTTAATTCGCCAAAACGTGTTCCAAGCACGGCCTTGTTTAGTTCGGTGTAGGCTTTTAGTTCCAGTAAGAAACTTACCGTCAATGAGTTTACCAAAGGGTTTAGGTTTGGGTTTCCCGCGCATTAGACGTAATGCTGCTCTTTGATATGGGGAAAGTTTAATGCTCATTCTTTGTATACCAGTGATTTGGATTCTTCCTGTGTTTTAGGGCACACAAAATGCATAATATCTCTGCCCATATAATCTTCCTCAACATCAAGGAATTCTACCTCATCCACATAATGCCGTTCCTGACACTCGGCACAATGAACATAAAAAGCTGTTTTCATTATTAAATACCTACCCTAAGCGGCCTTTGTCAAATATTCATTAATCATCGTACCAGGAACAATGTCGCCGTTACGCATCATAAACACCGTACTGTAGTTATCGCGCTCACCACCGGGTAACATATCATACTGCTCGGTTTTGCTGACAACCTCACGGCGCATATAGCCGTCGTTATCAATGACACGGCTAGCGACCCACTTGAGACCAACATAACGAAGTTCAAACGGGGTCTCCCACTCTTGACAGGCCTTGTCACCGTCATCGGCGATGTACCAGTCAACCACATACTCCTCGAAACCTGCGTTACGGGTTTCGATCAGGGCCGTCAGAGTAGGAATACCCGACTCCTTGACCTTAAGGACCTGCGCAGGGGTGAGGTTAGGGACAATGTAAACGTCCCCGCCCTTGAACTTCCAGTAGGGGGTGAGGGCCGAACCGTAGTTTTCGCGGATTTGAGTGTTGATGACGATTTTCATATCTGCTCCTGTTTTCTCAGTGTATGAGTACATTATACACCCAAATCCATTTATTGTCAAAGTTTGGCAATCAGTTGATTGTGAATCAGATCCATCTCAGCTTGTTCCACGTAGAAGTCCGACTGAGGATCATAATACTGACCTTCCTTCGTATCATAGTACAGAACCCTACCCGAGAAGTTGAATGGACCTTCCAAGCCCTTACGTGGGCCATATTTGGTACGCATCTCGTCCATCTGAAATTTGTCTGCCAAAACTTTGTAACCCACGGTGTTCTCCTTGTATGCCTGATTAGGCTTCGACGGTGTAAGGCTTATCCCACTTACCAACGTTAACATCAATGTACCAGCCCACATCAAAATAGTCGGATTGAATATCCGAATTGTCGTGGTTGCCATCATTCATGGCTACAATGACTTCCTTGAGAAAGGACAGTGCAACGCCGTCATAGTGATCCTTGTACCAGTAGGGGTTAACATCACAGTAGCCTGAGGTGTTTGGCTTGAAACCACGTGAAACTTGGTAAAAATCATTACCACATACTTGGTTGCTGTTGGCGATGAAATCAATTTTTCCCGACTTCAGAGTCAGAACCAGTGTACTGTGATTACGAACGCTTAGCGAACCCTTGACACCATACTTGGTCAAGATTGCCTTGATTGTGGGGGCTAATTTCGCTTTACGTTCCTGATCAATATAAGCCATTTGTTTCTCCGTTTTCTCAGTGTATGAATCTATTATACAGAGGAATCCAATTATTGTCAAATTTTGGGCTGAACAATCAAGCGGCTTCAAGCATGTTAGCAGGGACACGCCAAGTACTGAATGCCTTACCGTTTTCACGCACAATTATGAACTTTCTATTTACCTTTTCAACTGTACCAAGCACAGTTTGACCGGTACGGCTAGATGTAAACTTGACATTAGTACCCTTAATCAAGGTAAACTTTGCCTTTGCGGCTAGTTGATTGCGGGCAAATTTAATTGCCATTGCAATGGAATCCAATTGTTCGTTTGTGAACGAACCTGCGATAATAGTAGAATTGATGTCCTGAATTGTTACCATTTCTGCTCTCCGTTGTTTAACTATCTAAGATTCTATTGTATAGCCAAGACCAATTATTGTCAAATTTTGGGCTTGTTGTTTTTAAGCAACACGATAAATCACGCCCTGAGGGGTGATGTTTTTTTGGATCCCTTGCATAGCCCAATCACTTTCCAACAGTTGGAGGGCTTTTTTGTCACGGACCGTCCCACCATGCACCTTAACTCGGATCCATTTTTGGCAGTTAGTAATTGACACTTCCTTAGCCGTATAGACCAATTCTAGGGCCAATTTTACTCGGTCGGCCCTGAGTTTTTGAGCGTTACTGAACCGGCTAGCGTTGACTGCGCTACGCATACTTGCGTCCCTAGAAGCACACCATGCATAGTAACCGGCGCTTTTGAACTCGGTTTCCTTTTCTAGCATCTTCATGACAACTCCGTTTTCTCAGTGTATGAGTCTATTGTACGCCCAAACCCAATTATTGTCAAGCCAAAAAAATACCCCCTTTCGGGGGCGTTGGGTAGTGAACCCTTACTTCTTGACACCTGCGTTAACAAAGCCGTACATTTTTTCTGCTGTAGCTAGTACTTGCTCAAGTCCAGGAAACTGTGGCATACCAACTGTGGTAACAACCTGTCCTGATTTTTCATCACGCTGTGCCGAGACTTCCCAACCGTGGAATTTAGCGTGGTATTCCTCGCACATTAGGCTTTTGGCCATGTCGAGGATTTCTGTGCGGATTTCATATCCGTTCTTGTTGAATTTAACTTCGGGAAGTTTTGGTGTGTAGTCTGACATTTTATTTCTCCTATGTGTGTGTAATGTCAATCCGTAAAGTGGATTAGTCTTTCTTTGGAAAGTATCTGTTCGTGATACAATCCATAGAATAGTGAGCAAGATCAACTGCATTATCAGTCAACATCTTGGCAAATTCTGTTTGACTATTAATATAATTGTGAGCAGCACGATTCAATGTGGGATCTGTGATAATCTTATCAGTTAAATCACGTTTGACACCTTGAAATGCATCAATAAAAAATGCTGCATCTATTGTGGGCTTGAACCATGGTAGTAAGGGATTAATCATAATGTAATATTTATCTTATTTAAATTTCTCAGGAAAATTTAACATTTCTCATTCTTCATCTATGACAGGCTACATTATGGATGTACCTCAAAGTTTTTGGGATCAAACCGTAAAAAATAGCGTAATATAGTAATGAAGTTCAACAGGTCCATAGTTCAATAATAGTGATGAATATTATTGCGTTTGCGGTATTCATACACAACTTCACTCCAAACTGCTAGCCACTCGTAAAATTTGCGGATATATTTCATATTAGGCCTTTTTTCCATATGTAAATTGTTTGATAAGATTGTCTACATCACCACCATGACATGGATTGTGTGCAATGATATATCGCTCTAAATCTGTTTTGTGTGTAGTAAAGCGGTCTAGTAAATTAATAAATTTTTCAAATAATATAAACATTATATGTTTCCTTTTGGTTAATAGTAGTTACTTGTGGTTTCTACTACTGTATTTAGTCCTAATTTTTGCAGTGCAGCATTTTGAGTGCTAAAAATG